GGTCAGTACAAGGTCGGGATCTTTGACGAAGTCCACGCCCAAGGCGTCTGAGGCCAACCGGTAGTTGTCTTTGCCGGTCAACTGGATGAGGCCACGGCCACGAAACTTCCAACCATCACCCTCATCGGTGTTGCCCATCCGGCCAGAGTAGACCTTGTTGGCGATCTTCTCAGGCTGACGGTGAAACGGCTGAGCCGCGTCCTCTGACGGGAACCGGCTGGGCCATGTTGCGTTTAAACCCTTCGCACTGTAGTTCAGGTTCTCTTGCAGCGTCTTGAAGTTGGCAGACTCATGGGCGCATTGCCCGATAAACGCGGCTTGGCGCTCCGGGGTGTTGATCTCAAAGCGGTTAAACGCCGCCGTCAGCGGCTCAAGCCATGACGGGTCGATGTGCATTTGCTCAAGTTGGTCTTCAGTCATTTCACTGGTCCTGCCTTAGAAAGAAGATCTGTCTTGGCTTGTGAGCCAGCAGAGGAGCCAAAGTAATAAGCAATGATGCCTGTCCAAGCGGTGGACAGACTGCCCAGCATCATCAAAATCGTTGGGTTGTTGCCGTCAACCTTGCCAAACAGCATCATGCCCAAAATGCCAAAGAACCCAACAGTGATGATTGCGGCCAAGGCAGGTGGAACGATGGACCTCGTGGCAGCTTGCATGTCCCGCGCAGACTTGCGGTCTTCAACTTCCAGCTTTGCAAAGTTAAGGCCAAGCTCCTGCGCTTGTTTCTGCAACTCGATCTCAGCAATCTTGACCTGAGCGATCTGCTCGGCTGACAGCTTGTTGCTGGAGATCAGGTCGCCCACTTTGTCGGGGTCTACGCCGATTGCCTTGGAGATGGCCGAGACAGCCATCCCCGCCAGTGGGCCACCCATCGCCGTGGCGATTGTGGGCGCGATTTGTTTAAGCCAATCCATTACTGTTTACTCCTTGAAAGCATAGTTGCTGCGATTTGAAGCATGGCGCGGGTGTTGTCCATGTCTTCAGGCTGGGTAGCCCATCCGACTGTGATCTGTCCAACAAACCTGCCCGGCTCCGGTGGAACACTGATGCGGCACGTATAGGTAACGCCCTTGGCGATGTACCACAAACCCATTTCCGACTGTGCTGACTTGTACTCGCTGCACGGAATCTCGTTCGCCATGAGCTTGACCACATCAGAGTTGTTGCCTGCGTTCTGTGTAAACAGCCCCACGTCCAGCCCGTCGTTTGTTTTATCCCTGCCGTCCTTGGCGTAGGCCCGGTGCAGGATGCGTGTGCCAAACATCGAGTTGACCTTAAACACCGCCACAATCTGTGCGCCAGACTGTTTAAACAGATGGGCTGCTGCGTCCTCTACGCGGTCTTCAGCGATGCTGGGAATCTTTCTGGACTCCTTGTACGCACCGATCAGAAGCTCTTGGTTTGTATATACAAAGTAGCCTGCAAACGTGAGCACGGCCATGAGCACCATAGCGAACAGACGGAACGGGCTGCTGACATATGCCAGCACCTTATCAACTAGGTTTAAACGCTCATCACTCATCTTTGCTGCTCAAGGATGCCAATGGTGAAATACAAGATCACCCCGACTAAGCTAAAGAAGATAACCGCCAACAAGGCCAACTCAACAACCTCGTCCATCTCTTGTTTGCGCTTGGTCGCAGCTTCTTTTTCTCTGCGAGCATCATGGGCAGACTCCACATCCATCGCCGCTGCTCTGGACTTAATGCGGTTCCACACGTCTATTTTCCCCGCCTGCATAAACAGGAGTTGCAACTCCTCTTCAAAGCGCTTGGCTTGGTCGAGCGCCATCTCAATTTGAATGGCCGTGCCCATTGATGACTTGGACTTCTTGGCTTGGACAACTGCCTTGGTAGCCGTGGACTTGGCGTCAAAGTACTTGCCCAACACAGGGCCGAGCGAAGAAACATCGTCAACAGTCTTGCTGACCTTCTTGATGAGCGCAACCGCTGCCTGTATACCTGCTAGCGCTGTTAGAGGGTCAATCACTTTCGACCTCCGCTACTTTCTTTGGTTCGGGCTTGCCCTTCTCGCGCCATTTTAAGCACCAGACATCTTTGCGGTCAGATGACCATGACCACCTCACGCACTCAAAGATTGGCGCGGGGGCTTGTGCCACTGGCGGTGGAGGCGGCAGGACGTCCACAATTTAATTACCGCATTTAATTAGACCAGAGTCCCAGTCTTCTTTTGGGACATACGCCCCAAACATCCACAAAACTCGTGACGTACCACCTACCACCTCAGAAACAGCGTGCGCGTGCTCAGATGCCAAGTAGCAATGAAGCTCCCCAACTTCCAGCGGTACAGCTTTGCCCTCAAGATGCAGTACACCACCGCTATCGGCGGCGCGAGTCAGTACGTTGCAACGCAAAGCGGCAAAACCATTTGTATTTCTTGGGTCTTGGTGTTTGTAAACGTCCCCGCCGGGGAAGGTACAAGACACAACAACACCATCTCGCCCGTGCCCTTCAATCAACCCGTACTCAGATACACCACAAAACTCTCTGATACGGGAAGAAATGGCGCGTACAAGCTCTGGGTATTCGTAGCGCTCCGCATATAAACGTGATGTAACTCGCTTAGTATAATTATGATCTTTCCGGCTAATTCCAACATCTAACCATTTATTAACTACGCCCTCGTCCGCCCACGCATTTAACTCGTCACACTCTTGGGGCGTAACGAAGTTTTTATGGCGCTCAAGGCGAATAGCCATATTTACAGCGTTCTTGGGCCATTCACCCAACATGTGGCTGAGTAGCGAATGCCTTTGGTTACAGGTGTTACCTGATGTCGCAAAAACGATGGGAATGCAATTAACGTTCCGCGCTTCATTTCTACAACATCATCTCCATCAAATTCAAACGTACCACCCTCAAAATCTTCGGGATTAGACAATAGCAAAACCGCGCTTAGCTTTCTAACATTTGGCGTTTTAGCCAACGGCATCCAATCTTCATGCCAACCATAAAAACCGTCTATGTCGTAAGCTGCAAGCTGCACCTGCTCTGGGCGACCTACTTGAAATCCCCACCCCGCACATTCATTGGCGTATAGAGCGTGGTTATACATAACGGACTCAATCCAATGATTTTGTGCTGCCCAACAAATTTTTGAAACCCGCCAAGAAGGCAAGACTAAATTATTATCGCCAACATACCCTTGCATTTCTTGTAAAGATTTGCGCTCTTCTAAAAGAATATCGCACATGGCTGGGGAAACAGCGTTGTCCCATTTCCAGTACCTAGTATATGATTCGGTCACGCAAATACTCCTAGTTTATAAGGGTTTGGCCAAACCAGCAGCTAGCGGATTAGTAACTCCAGCAGGGATCATTGAAGGGTCTAAAACATCTTCTTCTCTTTCACCAGTGCGTAACGCATGAATACAGCAAGCAATAGTGTCATCTTCCAGCGCTTTGAGGTAATGCGCTTTGCCTTTGGTGACGTAAATCATGTGTGGGGCTTTAAACTCGGTTACGCTACCCTCAACATCAACCGCCACACTGCCCTTTGAAAGCATAGTAATGTGGTCAAAATTATGTACATGGCCCTCGTTCTGATCGCCAGCTTTTACAAAATGCATTTGTCGAATCCAAAGATTACTTACGCAAACCATTTTTGTTTCCGGATAACTCATAAAGTACTAACCGCAATCGTTGTGGGGTCCACAGCAAGAACATTAAATTTAACCAAGGCTGCTGCAACCTTTTTTTCAAACTCAACTTGCTCCCACATTGCTATGTTTGCCGCACTATCGTTGGAGTTTTCTGTCGTATTGCTTTGTGTAATTGGCTGCACAAGCGCAACAATTTTATCAAACCCTGTTGCACTTGCTAATTCCTGCTTTCTAGCATTTATCCACGTTGGTGCTCTGTGTTGAATCTCAGCGTCTAACTCAGCCACTGTCAAAAATGATCCGTTAACTATAGGAACATCAATTGCATAAGTTGCTAAATTTACACCGTCCTGTTTGTATAAAACTTCAATTTGTCCATTGTCTGCGTTGGCAGAAATAATTTGATAGTCCATTATGAAATTCCCCCGTTTATTGTTCCAGTTGCTAAATATGTAATATTAGAGTTGCCTGTTATAGCGCCGCCAGCCGCGCCGCCGGGACCACCCGGATAAAAGGTCGGGTTAGGTGGTGGCCCTATGCTTGATTTGGTAGCCATCGTACCGGGCGTACCGCCACTGCCGTAAGAACCACCAGCGCCACCATTGCCAGCCCTATCCCCGCCAGCAGAGTATCCGCCGCCGCCCGGCCCTGCTGTTGTTTGCGTCCCTGCCGTTCCGGGAGAACCATAATTCCCACCCGGACCGCCACCAGCCGCACCAGCACCTCCACCGTTGCCCCCAAGACCTCCGCCGCCGCCACCGCCAGTAGCATAAGCAACAGACTTTCCGTAGTTATATTGCGTACCAGCACCGCCGCCACCACCGCCGCCGCCACCTGCAATACGGTTGTTATTTGTTATGGTGATAGGTACAGAAACGCTTAAAGCAAGACCGCCACCTGAACCCGGGCTTCCACCAGTGGGTGGTTGATAGGATATGCCACCGTTACCGCCGCTGCCGCCTTGTCCTTGGATGGTTCCATTGTTAACAAGCTCAACACCATTCGGGAAAGCACCGTTTACGGTAAGTGCTGGCGTTCCAGTGCTTGTGGAATAAACAAATATTCCCGGATTAATAGTGGCAACAACTTTAGTCGTCCCGGGCCACCCCGCAGCTACTGCTAGTGAACGTAAGTTGGCGTTGGCTTGATTGCTCGTAATGGAGAACGGATACGAATTAGACTTGCCGCTTAAGTTGGTAATAGAAATAGTTGCTGGGCTTGCGCCAACACCAGCTAAGGTGCGAACAGCGGCATCATTTAAAGAAATTGTCGCGGTTGAAGATAAGCTCAACTCAGTGTTAATCTGAGAGAACGACAGCGAATTGCCGGGTACGACTGGAAGCGTCATGCTGGCCCCTTATGGTGTGCCGAAAGCGGTGATGTCCGCCAACGTAATCAAGTTGCCCGAAGAGTCCATCGAGGCGATGTTTGTAGCCCCGTACTTGAAGTACAGCTTGCCGCCAGACTCAACGATAGAAAAATTTGTTGTAGCCAGCGTTGTTGCTGCCGCAGCCGTCGTGGCGTTGCCCGAGGTTAAACCTGCTGCTGTACCCGTGATGTTCGTTCCAACCAAGGCAGATGGTGTACCCAGAGCGGGAGTTACCAGCGTGGGGCTTGTGCTCAGGACGGTGTTGCCTGTGCCGGTTGAAGTGGTTACGCCTGTACCGCCGTTGACAACTGCCAGAACCCCGGTCAAGTTAGCCGCCTCAGTGGTGAAGAAGTTTGTGCCGTCACTGAACACCAAGAGCTTCTTGCCCGCCGGGACAGCGATACCAGTTCCTGCTGCGGTTGTGTTGCCCAGCACCGTGGAGTTGTAGATCGTCGCTGTGTAGGCAGTCGTGTTGTAGATGATGTAGGTCTTCTCCTGCGGGGGAGCGTAGACGGCGAAGTTGGCGGTAGTTGTGGTGGTCAGTGCAATGACGGCATTTCGCGCTTGGTCAGGAGCACCGTCCAGCGCAGTAAAGGCTTGGTTGGCCGAGGTAACGGACACTGCCACATATCCAGCAATAGACGCCTCAATCAGCGTGCCGAGGTTGGTGTTGGTCGTGGTGTTCCACGTACCGGCCTGTTCGCCAGCGCCAATCAGCTCAATTCGTAGCGAGGGGGAATAAGTGCTTGCCATAATTATCCTTGCGCTTATTTTGCCACGACTTGCTCTAGCGCGGTAACTTTGGCGTTCAGTTCTTTGATGGCCTCAATCAACAGGGGTACCAAGCGCTCGTAGCGAACAGTCAAGTAATTCTCGTCAATTGGGGCTGGAACCACAACTTCCGGCTGAACTGCCTGAACTTGCTGCGCGGATACACCAACTTCCAAAATCTTTTCGTAACCAAAAGACTGAGCAAGCTCGTTGGCTTCGTAATAAAAGCCGTTGAGCGTCAGAACTTTAGCCAGCGCATCAGGTATGTTGCCGAGATTTGTCTTGAAGCGATCATCCGAGTAGTAGGCTGTGATGTTGTTGGTTGCACGAATCTCACCTGCTGTGGTGGATGCTGCTGTACCTACACCAACTGAATTGAACTGCGAGTTCTGTGACGTGCTGGTAAACGTAGCTGCTGAACCAGATGCGTTACCTGTCAAAGCGGCTGTAATTGTGCCTGCGGTAAAGTTCCCACTTGCATCACGCGCAACAATTGCAGACGCAGTGTTTGCTGATGTTGCTGTAGTAGCTGAGTTGCTGACTTTTGACGCCGTAGAAATTGTCGCCAGCTTTGTATCAACAATAGCGGCTGATGCGTTAATGTCTGCATCGACAATCACCCCGGCAGCAATACTTGTTGCATTGCCCACCGAGGTTACATCGCCTGTCAAGTTGGCGTTAGTTGTAACTGTTGATGCGTTACCTGTTAAAGAAGCGGTAATTGTTCCTGCACTAAAGTTTCCTGATGCGTCCCGGGCAACAATGGCTGATGCTGTGTTTGCGTTTGTTGCTGTCGTCGCTGAGTTGCTAACCTTTAAAGCCGTAGAAATTGTTGCCAGCTTGGTGTCCACAATGCCAGCAGAGGCGTTGATGTCGTCATTAACAATCACGCCAGAAGCAATTGATGTCGCATTTCCAACCGAGGTTACATCT